CGGGTCATGGCGAGGAGGGACTGGCGGAGGAAGGCGACGTCGGCTTTGAGGGAGTCGATGGTGGCGTGGAGGGAGGAAAGGCCGGAGTCGAGTTCGTTGATGCGGCGCCAGTCGTCGCGGACGTCGCCGGATTGTTCGAGTGGGGAGCGTTTCATGAGGGGAGGGAAGCCACAGAGAACACAGAGAGCCCAGAGTCGGCAAGAGGGACAGGATTAACAGGATTGACAGGATGGCTCATGAGGCGGTGTAGAGGTCGGAGTCCCAGTCGGCGTCGGGAGCGGCGAGCCAGGTGCGGGTGCATTTCCAGAAGGAGCCGGTCCAGACGAGGGAGTCGGCCTGGCGGAGGCATTGGAAGGAGCTGAGGGAGGAGGCGAGCGGGCCGGTTGGGGTTTCGATGTAGCCGCCGATGGTGCAGGCTGGGGCGGTGAGGGAATGGAAGGAGTGGGTGTATTTGATGCCGCAGCGGTAGAAGGTGTCCTGGCCTTTTTGGAGTTTTTCGAGGAGCTCGGCGGCGAGGGCGTTGCCGACGACGGCGTCTTTGATGCCAAATTCTGCCGTCGAGCGGACTGCTTCGTCGGGATGGTTGAGGGCGTCGCGGATGGCTTGGAAGAAGTTGGTGTGGTTAGCGCCGACGTCGGCGAGGCCGGCGTAGCGAGGGTGTTTTTCGATGCGGGGGTTGAGTTCCCAGGGTTCGAAGGCGACTTCGTCCGGGGGGAGTTGGGTGCCGCCCGGTGGGGTGGTGAGTTCCCAGATGGTGGTGAGCTTGCCGATGCCGCGGGGCTCGCGCGAGACGGTGGAGCGAATGACGGTGTAGCCGGCGAGAGCGCCGGTGCCGAGAGTGCCTTTGGGGGAGGCGGAGGAGACGCAAAGGGAGTAGGGACCGCGATAGACCTGGGTGTAGGTGGCTTTGTCGGCGTAGTCGAGTTCGGCGGACTCGGGTTGGAGGACGAGGGCCGGGGAGGCGGGGACGAAAGTGGGGGAAGGCATCTGAGGGATTTAAGATTTGAGATTTGAGATTTGAGATTTGGGAGGCTCGGAGGGAGCGGGCGAAAGCGGGGGATGCAGGTTGGAAACCTGCGATACGGTCCCGCCGTCGCGGGACAAATCTGCGCTACGAGGCGGGGCGAGGTCGGGTTCGGCGGATTCGGCGGCGCGGAGGAGCTCGGAGAGGGGGATGGCGACGGCCTGGTCGCCGTGGCGGATGATGAGGCCGGCGGCGCCGAGGGAGATGTGGCGGATGAAGCCCGGGGAGGGTTCGTCACGGAGAGTGGTGATGAAGCCGCGGGGTTCAGGGAACGGGGCGTCGGTGGTGGAGGCGAGGGAGAGGGAGAGGAGTTTCATTTCAGATTTAAGAGTTAAGATTTAAGATTTGAGAATGGGCGATGGCAGATGGCAAATGGTGAAGGGGTCAACGGCGTTGGAAGGAGGTTCCGCCGAGTTTAACGGTTTTGGTCAGATCGCGGATGGCTTCGTAGGTTTTGCGGGTGTTATCGGCGGTGGTTTTGCCGTATTGCTGTTCCATTTGGACGTCGCCGCCGCGGAAGATGAGGCCCATTTTTTCCCAGTTGGAGAGTTTGTAGCGGCCGGTGACGGGCTCGTAGGGTGTGGGCGCAGCAACCTGCGTTTGCGTCGATTGTGTCCGCGCGGCCGCGTCGGAGGCTAAAGCAGCCCGCACCGCGTTGTACTGCTCGCGGTATTCGTTGCGAGCGTTCTCTCGGCCTTTCTGGTAGGCGTCGGCGGATTTGTCGAGGAGGCCGCCGGAGATGCCGGCGCGTTCGAAGAATTGGTTGGCCTGGTCGATTCGTTCGTCGGCTTTTTCCTGCGCGCCCGGGATGCCGAGTTGGGCGCCGATAAGGTCCCAGATGGCGAGGATGCCGGTGATGACGCCTTTGAAGCCGTTCCAGAGTTTGGACCAGAAGTCCGAGCTTGGCGTTATAGCGTCGATGAATGATTTAGACACGTCGGCGAATTGGTAGGTCATGAAGTTGGCGGCGTCCTGGATGCCGGCTTTGAGGGCGAGGGCGAGGAGTTCGTCGAGTTTTGACTGAGCGATGGCTTCGCCCAGGATGGCGAACTCGCGCCCGATGCGCTGGCCGAAGCCCACAAAATCGGCGGAGTTGAGCCAGCCGAGTACGTTCTGGAGGGAAGAGGCGATGCCCTCGGCGATGCCGGCCCACATGCCGCTGATCTGGGTTTTTATCAAGGCGATGGTGTCGCCGATTTTGTCGAAGGCGGCGGCGGTGCGCTGGAAGACGGCGGCGGCCGGCGCGGCGGCCGCGAGGGCGTCGCGGAAGCCTTGCGCGTCGCGCGCGAGCTGGAGCATGTTGCCGGAGCCTTCGCGGCCGAAAAGGGTTTGAGCGATGGCGGCGGCGTCGGAGGAGTTGAGTTTGGCGAGGGCTTTGCCGAGGCGGTCGAACTGGGCCGGGGCGTCGAGGCGCTTGAGGTCGTCGAGCTTGAGGCCGAGGCGGGAGAAGGCTTTGTCGGTGCGCTCGCCGGTTTCACTCATACCGCTCAGGGAGCGCTGGAGTCTGAGGATGGTGGAGGGGACGGAGTCGGCGGAGAGGCCGACGACTTTGAAGGCTTCCTGGAGTTTGAAGAGGTTGGAGACGGATTGACCGGTGCGGTTGGAGAGGTCGTTGAGCTGGCCGCCGCGTTCGATGGCGCCCCAGACGCCTTGGGTGACGGCGCGAAGGCCCTGGGCGAGGCCGGCGAGGGAGAGGATGCCGCCGGAGGCGAGGCCGAGGTTGCGGAGGAATTGGGAGGTTTCGAGGCCGAGGGTGAAGGAGAGGACGTTGGCCATAGGGTGGTTGAGGGTTGAGGGTTGAGGGTTGGGGAAAGGCTAAAGGCTAAAGGCTAAAGGATGAAGGATGAAGGGGAGACTAGAGACCAAAGACCAAAGACCAGAGACCGGGAAGGGGAAAAGTTCGAAGTTCGAATGGCGAAGTTCGAAGTGGGGATGGGAAAAAAGCCATAGAGGGCACGGAGAACACAGAGATCGAGAGGAGGGGCCTTAGAGTTTTTGCTGCCAGTGCTGGGCGATGTAGGCGTCGGAGTCGCGCTCGAGGGTGGACCAGGGGTCGGAGCGCATGTGGAGTTCGATGGCGGCGGCGCAGTAAGCGAATCCCTGGACCATCGGAAGATCGAAGAGGATGTAGTCCCGAGGTAGAGCATAATCGCGCATCAAACGGCAGAGGTATTCGAGCCACCAGCCGAGGCCGTCGTCGGCGCCGGCGCCGCTGGTGGCGGAGTAAAAACCGTTCCCCCGCTATCTCCGGATGATTGGCCCGGGGAGTATTTGACGACGGTGGAGAAGCTTCTCAGGAACTCGCGTTCGATGGCTTTGATGAGGAGGGCGACTTCGACGGGACCGAGGAGGAAGCCGATTTGTTCGAGGGCGGTTTGGCGGAAGGCGGCGCGGCCTTTGGCGATGAGGGCGACGGAGTCGCGGATGGGGCGAGTGAATTGGAGGATCATCTCGTAGGCGGATTCGTCGGGAAAAGTGGTTGAGGGTTGAGGGTTGAGGGTTGAGGGATCAGCGGCCTTGGCGAGCTGGGCGAGGAGCGGGGAGTCGAGTTTGCGGAGGATGACGAAGTCGTAGGCGACGAGGGGGCGGATGGTCAGGGGCGTGCCGCCCGGGCCAAAGATGGTTTCGGGGACGTGGGCGAAGGCGTCGAGGAGCGGACCGGGGAGAGGGTCGGCGTTGGCCTGGGCGATGGCGCGGGCGCGGGCGGCGGAGCGGGCGGCGTCGGCGTTGGCACCGGGATAGAGCTCTGGGGAGCCTGAGACAGGATGAACAGGATTGACAGGATGGTGGGAAGGAAGGTTTCCCGCGGGTGCGGGATCCCTGCCAAGGTCTTTATCGCCCATAGATAGTATATTAGGTGTTGAGGTTGGGTCTGTGGGTGAGGTTGAGTTCGATGATGGCTTCTTTTTTTCGGGACCTGGTGAAGCCAAAGGACCAGAAGGTGCAGTTGATGACCTGGGTGCCGGCGTTGCCGTCGGATTTGGGGATGACGAGCTGGACGTTGGCGCCTTCGGCGGGGAGGGCGCGGTTGGAGTCGTAGAGGCCAGTGCCCTTGGCGTTGAAGCCGTCCTTGAGACCGACCTGGACGGCGGTAAACCCGTCGCCGTCCTCGATGTCGACGGGGTCGGAGTTTTTGGGGGTGATGGTGAGGGTTTCGAGTTTGAATCCCGCGGTGTTGTTGGTGGCATTTTCGGTGCCCCACAGGATGGCGATGTTGGCGGATGATTTGATGGTTGGAGTGCTCATTTTGGAGAGGTTGAGGGTTGAGGGATGAGGGTTGAGGGTTGGTTTTTATGGGGCGATTTTGTTGGTGGCGGACCAGGTGAGGCTGTTGGGGAGGCTGGTGAGGAGGTAGATGACGCCGTTGGAGTTGGCCCAGTAGGCTTCGCCGTATGTGCGCGGGGCGGTGGGCCAGGCGGAGAGGGCGTTGGTGGGCATCCAATAGCCGTTGGTGCCTGTGAGACTCTGTGCGTACACCGGCCCGTCATTCGTCAACCCGCCCGCATTGCGAATCTTTAGCGCCTCGAAATAGCCCTGGTTTACGCTGGTTTTGCTCTTGGTAATGACAAACGCCTCGGCATTGGTTTGGACTACAAACTTAAATCCGGTTTCGTCTGCGCCACCGTTCACAAATCGCATTTCCTTTACGCCGTAGCCCCGGAAAAGGTGATACGAGCCGTCGCTCTCGTTTATATCGAGATATTGGGACTGATTATTCGAGCGTTTGATACGCAAGCCCGTGCTTGTCCCTACATCGGCTATCACGTCAACGTTTGTGCCAATCACCAGGGCGGCCTGCGCCACACTAGACGTGATGTTTCCAGTCACGGGGTTCGTCAGAGCCCCAGTCACATCCACGCTGTAGGTGCTCGCGTTGGTCCGCACGGACGTGCCCTGCCCTGGGGCCACATATTCGGTCCCTCCTCCTGCGCCGCCTTCGTCATTGGCCGGAACCCACGCAGTGCCGTCCCACTTCGGGATCTGATTTGTGCTAGCCCCAGACGATGCCAGAGCCGCAAGCGGAGCGTTGGAAATGCCAATGGCATTGCCGTAAATCCCGCCGCGAACATCAAGGTTCCCGACATTGGTCAGATTTCCACCGTTGTAGATTTTGGGAGCGGCGAAATAGCCTTGGTAAACCTCGGTTTTAGTCTTTGTCACCTCCATCGCACCTACATTTGTTTTGACGTAGAATATATGGCCGACGGTGTCGGAGTTCGCGCCGTTGACGTAGTGCATTGGCGTGCTGGCGCCGTATCCGCGAATCAGGTGCCGGGAGCCGTCATCCTCCGAAATATTCAGGAATTGGTTTGTTGCGACGTCTCTGTGAATGGTGAGGCCTATTCCCGTAGCGCTGGAGCTGAGGAGGGCGAGGCGGCCGCGAAAGAAGCTGTTAGTGCCGGTGACCGACCACACTTTGTTGCGGATATACTCATCAGCCAGCATATCCATGCCAAACAGTGACCACATACGTGCGGCGGCGTATCGGTTGGCCGCGTAGGTCAGGTGAATCCCATCCTCTTGCCACAGTAGATTGGTGATGCTCTGCATATCCCGATAAAGTCGATTCGCGTCGAACCAGCCTTGCCTATTGGCGACGGCGTGCCGGAACATCGTTGCGTTGTTGACGACCGAGTATTGCAGCGTGTCGTTGTACGAGGGTGAGGTGCCGATATAGAGCCAGTCGGAGTCTTTGACCTGCCCCCAGACGTCCTGATGCCATTGGAGCGCGCTAGCGAAATCGTTTGTGGCAGTCTCTTTCCACTCCACCAGCACAATGTCAGGCTGAATACTGGAGAGGACGGTCTGTAAGATGCCGACATTGGCGTTGGTGCTGCTTCTGCACTCGATCCCCCCGTAGCCAAGCTGCCAGGAGATGACCCCAGGCGCATTGGTGTTGATGAGTGCAACGCCCAGGACGCTTACGGCGGCGGCGCTCGTGTTTGTTAGGACGACTTGATAATTCCCTAGCGCGAGCGGGAAGTTAGTGACAACGCACGCCAGTGCCCCCCCGTTGTCCGCCGAGAAGCTTCCCGCACTCCCGGTCACCGCGTCGCTTTCGTACTTCTGCACGTCCAGCGTGCCCGCGCCGCTTGATGCGAGGTAGAATACCCGGACCTGGTTGGCGCTCACGTAATCGTTGTAATCGAGGTCATAGCGCACCGAGCCGGTGGGGTTGATCGTGTGGTAGCTGCCCGTGATCCAAGTGGCAAAATCATCCGCGTCGTGCGTTGTGACGTCCCCCAGGGTGGTTTCGGCTGTCATGCGGCCCAAGCCATAGCCCGACACGCCAAAGACCTTCTGTAGTTGGTTGACGAATTGCAGCCCCTTGCCAGTCGTGCGAGAGGGCATGTAGCAGACCGTTGAATCCCCCAAGGTAACGGCGCTGATCTGCGATAGGTTATTGCTGATGATGTTAAGCGCCTTCGCAAATAGCCACCGGGAGTGGATGCTAATGTCGTTGCCCGATACCTCCACCTGGTAGGCGGAAATATTTGTGGCTGTGGCCTCGGTGATGCCGCCGCCGCCTGGCGGCGTGGCCCAGGTAGAGTCGCCGCGGAGGTAGGTGGAGGAGTTGGCGGTGCCGGAGCCGAGCCGGGCGGTCGGCACCGTGCCGCTGGCGAGTTGAGCGGCGTTGAGGTCAGTAACTGCAGCGCCGGAGCCGGTGAAGGCGCCGGAGAAATTGGAGGCGGCGACGGTGCCGTTGTCGAAGTAGAAGGTCTCGTCGAGCGGGATGATACGGAAGGTCATGGCGCCCCAGTCGAGGCTCCAGTTGCCGTTTGGTGGAGCGCCGGCTTGGCTGGCGGTGGCGCCGGCGAGGGTGCCGCCGCTGGCGAGGTTGGTGGCATTGACCGAGCTTGTGGACACGGCGACTCGCGCGGTGGCGGCGTTGGAGTAGGCGAGGTCGCCGGCGTCGGTGATGCTGGAGAGGGACCAGGTTGCGTTGGTGTTTGCTTTGGCGGCGAGCTGGGGGGGGAGACTGTTGGTGACTTTGGCGGCTTCGTCGGCGGCGATGGCGGTGACGGCATTGGTGTCGAGGCCAGCGGCCTGGGCGCTTATGCGGACGGCGAGGCCGTTGGTTTCGGCGGTGACGTTGTCGCCGGCGGTGGGCCAGATGACGTTGGCGGCGACTTGCCCCACGCGCTGGTACCGGAGGTCGGAGGCGGAGGCGGACCAGGCGACGGAGGCCGGGGGCCAGGTGGCGGAGGGAGAGGCGACGGTGTTGGAGCCGGCGTAGAGGATGGAGTTAGTGGGGTCGATGTAGATGGTGAAGCGGGAGGCCGCGGGCGGGGCTTGGATGGTGACCTGGTAGGTGCCGGCGAGCATGTTGGAGACCCAGAAGAAGCCGTTGGTGCCGGAGTTGTAGAGGGCGCGATCGTAGGCGGCGAGGCGGCCGGGAGAGGCGGTGAGGGAGAGCGGGGTGATGAGGACGGAGCGGTTGGTGGTGGGGGAAGCGGCGAAGTCTTCGAGGGAGAAGAAGACGTCGGCGGAAAAGGCTGAAGGAGACAGGATGAACAAGATGAACAGGATGACCAACGGCCAATGGCCAATGGCTGAGAGTTGAGATTTGAGATTCATAGCTGTTCCTCGTGGTCCGCGGCGTCCGGGGTTTCGTCGGCGCGCGGGATTTGGGTGCCGATGGAGAAGCGGACTTCGAAGGCGTCGAGGACGAAGCCCTGGATTTCGAAGGGGCCGGCGCCGCGGTAATCGGGGATTTGCTCGGTGGTTTCGGCGGAGAATTTGAGTTGGCGGACCATTTCGCGGACTTCCTCGATAAGGTCGAACATGGGTTTGGCGCCGGCCGGGCCCGAGGAGTCGGAGAGGGATTCGCCGGTGTCGATGCGGAAGCCGCGGGAGCGGGAGAGGACGAGTTTGAAATGGCGGTCGACCATGCCGAGTTCGGAGTAGTCGCCGCGAGGGTCTTCGCTGGTGAACAGCAACGCGGCTGTGGGAGCGCCCGGGGAGGCGCGGAGGAGGTCGAGGACGTGGACCTGGTCGGAGGCGATGTGGACGCGGGCGGAGCAGGTAGGGGCCCAGAGTTGGAGGGCGGCGAGGAGCTGGTTGAGTTGTTCGCGAATGGTCACTTGGGATTTGAGATTTGAGATTTCAAATTTGAGATTGGGAGCGAGTTAGCGGGTGGAGGCGTCGATGGCTGGGGATTCGGTGATGAGGGCGCCTGGGGTGTTGGGTTTGTCGAGGGACTGGTCGAGTTTGAGTTGGTTGCGGGAGATTTTTTCGAGTCGCTCGCGGAAGGAGTTGGCGCGGGCGCGCCAGGGGTTGGCCTGGTCGCCGGCGGCGTCGAGGCGGCGGCGGTCGTAGATGCGTTCGCAAGCGAAGACGAAGGCGGCTTCGGCGACGACGGCGGGGGCGGGGTCGGCGAAGGGCACGGTGTAGAGGCCGGCGAGGAAGGCGTCGACGGCCTGGGAGGCGCTCGAGATGATGGCATCGAGGAGGCCGGGATCGGCGAGGCCGTCGCCGTCGTCGTCGAGGGCGTCGTTGAGGTGCTGGGCCGGGATGGCGGTGTGGATTTGGGATTGGGTTACGTACATTTGAGATCTGAAATTTGAGATTTGAGATCGAAAGCAGAAGCCCCGGCCGGTGGGGGCGATAACACCGGCGCGGGGCTAACGGGCTGATGGATTTTTTGGATTCCAGGGCCCGAAAGTGGTTGAGGGTTGATGGCTGAGGGTTGAGGGGCCGAACCTGAAGGGGCAGCCACAGAGGGCACAGAGAGCGCAGAGCAGGTGCGGATCTCCGCTTCCTGATAGGAAAGAGGGTAGATGGCCCGACCGCAGTGTTTCAGAATGATTTGGGTATCGGCCCAGACTTTGCCGCCGAGGTCGAGCCAGCGTTGGCAGAAGTACCAATCCTCGGAGAGGTAACGGACAGTACCGTCTTTGTAGCGGTAGGGTCCGACGGGCCAATAGTCGCGCTCGAGGCGGTCGGCGTGATCGGGCTTGTAAACGATGTCCCAGTGGGCCTGCATCATGTTCTCGAAGACGGAGCGGGCGATGCGGAGGAAGCCGGTGCCGACGTAGCGGACCTCGACGAGGCCGTCGGGGCGAGTTTCCTTTGGCTCGAGGCAGCCGTTCATGACCCAGCCGATGGGGCCTTCCTGTTTCTTTGGGTAGAACCCGCCGACAACGTCCTCGGGATGGGAGGCGATGCGGGCAATCTGCTCGACAGAGAAGATGAGGTCGGAGTCGATGAAAAGCAGGTGAGTGCAATCGGTGGAAAGAAACTTCGCGGTGAGGGTATTGCGGGCGCGGGTGACGAGGGAGTCCTGGGTGAAATCGATGGAGAACTCGAAAGGCAGCCGGCCGATCGCCAGCTTCATCATCTGCATTAGAAACGGAAGCGGGACGTCCCCATAAACCGGCACGGCGATGAAGAGCTTGGCGGAATTTGAGATTGGGGCGGATGTCATGCGGGCCTCCTGGCGTATTTGAGGTGGCCCCAGGTGCCAGCGGCACCGGCGCTGATGCCGTTGACGTGGCAATCGAGCAGCTCCATGCGGCCGCGCAGGGCGGCCTCGACGCGGTTGCGGAGGTCTTCGGTGTGGTACTCGACGACGAGGAGGTCGGGGGTGAAAGTGAGGTGTTCGAGGATGTAGGCTTCGGAGCCTTCGGTGTCGATCTTGATGATGTTGGCGCGGGGGAGTTTTTCGGGGGGCAGGACCACGACAGGATGAACAGGATTAACAGGATGGTCCGAGGCGCCGAAACCGGCCTGGCGGCCGATGTCGTGGAAGGAGGAACAGAGGCGGGTGTCGAGGCCGGGGTGGAGTTGGGTGAGGGCGGGATCGCCGACGGCGGCCTGGACGACGGTGATGTTGGAGTCGCGAAAGGCGGTGTTGTGACGGAGGTATTCGAAAATCTCCGGGTGCGGCTCGTAGCAGATGACGGTGGAGTGAGGCCAGCGCAGGCGTGCCCAGAGGGCGAAGGCGCCGCAGTTGGCGCCGATGTCGAGGACGAGACAGGGTCCGTGGACGCGGGCCGGGAAATCGTATTGGCCGGAGAAGACTTCGCCGACGCCGGGCAAACAGTCCAACGGGAATTGAACAGAAGGTAACGAAGGGAACGAAGGGCCGGAGGGGGCGGCGGGACGAGTCGGACTGGTAGGACGAGTCGGACAGGTCGGAGAAGGGGTTTGGAGATCGCCCGAGGACATGGATGGAAGGCTGAAGGCTAAAGTATAAAGGCTAAAGTGGGTGGATGGGTCAGAGAGCGCCGGCGGGGGGAAGGAGGAGGCACCGCCGGCGCCCGGGGTCTGACCTGGCGGTCAGAAGAGGAGTTCGATGGTGAAGGTGCCGTCGGAGGCATCGCCGCCGCTGGCTTCACCGAGGGCGGTGGCGCGGATGTAGCGGCGGGTGTTGGGCGGCAGTTGGATGGTGACTTCACCGGCCGGGATGCCGGAGTTGTCGGTGACCCGCAGAATCGGGTTGGCCAGCTGCGCCACGTTGGCGAACGACGAGTTATCCGCGCTGTCCATGAGGCGGATGTTGATGTTCTTCGTGTTCGCGCCGGTGGCGACGGTGTTGGAGATTTTGACCTGGAGTTGCTCGGTGACCGGGTACGGGGTGGCGGCGCCGAGGTCGATGCCGTTGGTGTTGACGGTGTTGGCGGCGTTGGGGAGAGCCGCGGAGGCCTTCAAGGAAGCGTCCTTGCGGTTTCTGGTGGTGGTGGGAGAAGCCATAATTTCAGTGCAGAGTTGAGAGTTGAGAGTGCAGAGTTATTCGGCGGCGTAGGTGTCGGCGGTGCCGGCGTTGGTTTCGGTGTCCACGAGGGAGTCGGTGACGGTGATGGGGACGCCGGCGAGGGTGTCGTTGGAGACCCACATGGGCCCGAGGGATTGGGTGGGGGAGCCGCCGGAGGTGGCGGCGACGTAGCCGAGAGTGGAACGGCTCTTGTCGAGGGTGTATTTGGCGGTGCGGTTCATGAACCAGCGGAGGCCGTTGCGGCGGTTGAGGGGGACTTTGCTGAGGAGGCCGTTGCCGCGAGCATCGGTGAGCGGGGCGGCGGCGGTGATGCCGGAGACGCGCCAGACGGCCGCGGCGCTGCCGACCATGAGGCCGATGTAGCCGGAGAGGTTGGTGACCCAACCGAATTTCTGCGAGGTGCCGGAGATGATGGCTTGGCGAGTCCAGGCGGGCAAGGCGAGGCGACCGTCCTGGCCGACGACGAAGCGCACACCCTGTTCGTTGAGCCAAACGAGGTAGGCGCTGGTGGAACTGGTGGTGCCGCCGGTGGGCCATTTGCCAACGGACTGGGCTTCGAGGCCGACGAAGCCTTTGGCGTCGGCGCTGACGCCGTAGTACATCTGGGAGCCGAGGGCGATGGTGGAGGCTTCGAGAGCGCCGCGGGCTTCCTGGGTGAGGAAGTCGCCGGCGGAGCCGTCATCGGCCTGGACGACGGCTTCATCGACCTGAAGCGGGCAGTCCAGGAAGTACATTTCCTTTACTTCCTGTTTCCATGTGGATTTGCCGATGGTGCCGGACTCGTTGACGGAGCGGAAAGCGGCGGTGGGGAGGCCGGTGCGCCGGGTGACGCGGTAGGTGGTGCCCTTGCGAGTGACGGCCGGGATGACCGAGAACTCGGGGGCGTAGGTGGTGACATCCTCGATGAGGCCGACGAGGGCGTCGGAGCCGCTGCGGTTGGCGATGTCGAGGAGGGTGGTGTAACCGGTAGCCATAATTTATTTCAGATTTGAGATTTCAGATTTGAGATTTGAGATTTGAGAGAGCGAACTGATTAGAGTGTGCGGTTGGCCGCGTCGAACTGGGCCTGGAAGGCCGCCCGCGTTTTCGCGAGCCCTTTGAGCTCCGAGCCGGCCTGCGCATCTTTCGCGGGCTTGCCGCGGGAGTGGAGCGGGACGGTGGCCGGGGTGTTGGCGTGGAGGATTTGGAGGGTGGCGAGGTCGAGCTTGGCGAGGTCGTCGTTGCTCAGTTCCTTGCCATCGGCGCCGCGGGGGACTTTGCCGTCGGCGGCGAAGCGGGCGATGAGAGCGCCGCGTTCGCGGTCGAGGGAGGCCTGGCTGGACTGGACGAGGGCGTCTTCGAGTTTCTTGAGGCGCTCGGAGACGGGGACCAGGTCGGCAGCGCTGAGGCTGGCGACTTTTCCGGCTTCCTCGATTTTCTTGAGGCGGGCGTCGAGGGCGGCGAGGTCGTCCAGGAGGATGACTTTGCCGTCTTTGACGAGCGGTTCCAGGGTGCTCAAGGTTTTGATTTTGGAGGTCACTTCCGCCTCGGTGGCAGTCGCCGCGAGGCCCAATGCGCTGGCCATGATGGCGAGCGTGAGAATGCCCTGTCCGGGCGTAGTGTTGTTGTTCATATGTTGGTCGTGGATTGATTTTGCAGCGGAAAAGAAAGTGACGTCGTGGAGGGCGCCGTTGGTGGTGAGGGCGACGGAGTGGAGAAAGTCAACGTCCTCACCGGGCTGATCTGGATGGAGGGCCGGGGAGAGGTCCTCGAAGTTGCGGGCGTGCTGGAGGCCGAGGGGAGTCCAGGTGACGTCCTCGAGATAGATGCCGTCGTTGGGTTTCACGCGGACGGTGCCGTAGCCGAAGATGGCCGGGGGCTGGCCCTTGATGTATTCGGGGCTGCCGGGGACGGTGCAGTGGTTGTAGTCGATGGCGACGCGTTCGAAGCCGAGGGCGCGCTGATTCAACTCGAGGATGCGCGCGGTGGTGTCGCCGGCGCGGAAGGTGCCTTTGGTCGAGGGGTTGTCGCCCCAGTTGAAGACTTTGAGCCGGGTGGGCAACTGGTCACCGCGGAGCGCGGCGTTACTGACGCGCAGCGCGGCGAGGTTGGGCAGCTCCCGCAACGTGGCTTGGTTCTCTTCTAACATCGCCCGCAGTTAAAACACGAGAGGAGGAGGCTGGCCAGCGATGGCGGCGAAGGGTGCGGAGAATGCGAAGAAAAGTGGAAATCTCCGCATTCTACGCAGGGCTCGCCGGGATCGCTGGCGCATGCGCGGAGCGCATGGTTAAACGGCGCAAGACATGGAGTTGAGGGTTGAAGAAGTTCGAAGTTCGAAGGGCGAAGTTCGAAGTGGGGAAGGCAGATTGACCCGAGACCAGAGACCAGAGACCAGAGACCAAAGACTAAAGACTAAAGACCAAAGACAAAGGAACCGAGCATGGAAAAGACGATTGAGTTCTTGAAAGGGAAGAAGACGTATTTTGTGGCGGCGATAGCGCTGCTGTATGTGGCGGGGAGTTACCTGGGATTCTGGGAGCTGGACGAGAAGTTTTTGGTGGGACTGGGCGCGGGCGGGTTGATGACGCTGCGGGCAGGCATGGGGAAGAGCGTCGGATTGATGGGACTAATTGGGCTGATGGGAGTGATGTGCCTGACGAGCGGGTGCGCGAGTGTGGACCGGGACCAGGATCCGGTGGTGGTGAGGGCCGAACAGACGATCCAAGGGACGTTCGCGCTGGCGGACGCATTCCTGGGTTGGGAGGAGAACAACCGGGCAATGGCGCCGGTGCAGGTGCTGGTGTTTGCGGACCGGTTGCGGGAGGAGTTTCCGCCGGCGAACCGCGCGGCGCGGCGTCTGGTGAAAGCGTATAAAGCGAACCGCACGCCGGAGAACCGGGCGGAACTGGCCACGGCGCTGAAGGTGCTGGAGGCGTTGCGGGCGGAGATTATGCTGCGCTGGGGCGACAGACAGGGGGCAGCTAATCTTGAGAATCTCAAATCTGAAATCTCAAATCTCAAATGCCCAATGCTGGCGGCGGCGGCGGTATCGCCGGCGATGGTGCTGGCGGCGATCGATGGGCTGACGAAGTTGATCGCGCTGTTACAGGGCTGGATTGCGCAAGCGAAACGGCGGCGGGAATGGACGCCGGAGGAGGAGGCGGCCGTGGACGCGGCGATGGAGGAAGCGTTTCGGTCGTCGGGGTGGCAGAAGAGACATGGTTGAGGGTTGAGGGTTGAAGGTTGAGTGACTAAGACCAGAGACCAGAAGGCAACGAAGAAAACGAAGAAGGAAGCAAATCAGATGGAACCGATGATTTTGGCGCAGATCGACAAGGTGAGCCCGACGTTCTTACACCAGGCCGCGCTCCTGTTTATAGGAGTTTTGGGGGGCGCGGCTTCGGTGGCGGCGATCGCCGGGGTGGTGCTGAAGAAGCGGCGCCTGATCGAGCCGCAGCCGCTCGAGGTCCGGCCGTCGGCGGAGTATGTGACCACGGCGTTTTGTTCGCAGCGGCATGAGCAGACGTCGCGGGGGCTGATGGAGGTGACCGAACAGGTGCGGCGCCTCTGGGAGCGGCTGGAGCGGGACAAGGAATCGTTCGAGGTGAGCGCGCGGACGCGGTCGGCGGGGATCTACAACAAGATCGACGAGATCCGGAAGGAGTTGGCGGACGCGAACACGACGACGCGGGAGGAAATGAGCAAGGGGTTCCGGGATGTGGAACGGGCGCTGGGCCGGCTGGAGGGGGAGATCAAAAGGGCGGGAAAGGCTGAAGGCTAAAGGCTGAAGGCTGATAGCGGAAGACAGGATGACAGGATGAACAGGATGAAGCATGACGAACGATGATAAAGAGTTGTTGAGGCACGCGGTGCTGGAGGTGTTGACGACGCGGCATCCGGCGGCGCTGCCGGTGGGCGGGATCGCGCGGCGGGTGCGGACGCAGATGGATGTCGACTGCACGGAGGAGGAGGTGATGGGCGCGTTGGAACTGCTGAAGGGGATGGAGCTGGTGAAAAGCCAGTATGACGAGCTGGGGGGGAGCACGTGGTGGCAGGCGACGCCGGCCGGCGTGCTGGCGGTGGAGAGGAAAGGATGAACACCACGGAGACACCGAGGCACAGAGGGGGGGCCTGGCTAATTTCAAATTTCAGATCTCAAATTTCAAATCCCTGAGCCATGGCACGCGTTGGAAAGATAGCGAGATTGCCGGAGAGTGTCCGGGAGGAGTTGAACAAGCGGCTGCGCAACGGGGAGCTGGGGGCGCAGTTGTTGCCGTGGCTGAACGGGCTGGAGGAGACGCGGCGGGTGTGCGGGGAGTTTTTTGGAGGGGCGGAGATCAACGGACAAAATTTGAGCGATTGGCGGGCGGGCGGGTATGAGGAGTGGAGCGAGAAGCAGGACAAGACTTACCGGGTGAAGGAGCTGGCGAGTTTCGCGGCGGGGCTGGCGCGGGCGAACGGCGGGAGCATTGCGGAGGGCGCGGCGGCGATCGCGAGCGGGAAGCTGCTCGAGCTGCTCGAAACCGCGGAGTCCGAGCCGGACGGGCCACCAGGGAAAAAAGGGCTGAACCTGGAGCAGCTTGGGGATGTGGTGACCAGCCTCACCTCGCTGCGCTCGGCCGAGATCGCGCAGCAACGGGCGGACATTGACCGGGAGAAGTTGAAGCGGAAGGACGAGGAGCTGGCTCTGGCCCGCGCGGCCTTTGACCAGCGGCTCAAGGAATACCAGGACAAAGTCGCCGCCCAGAAGCGCGAGATCGAAAATGCGCTGGGCCAGGTGAAAGCGGGGGGGCTGACGCCGGAGACGCTGCGGAAGATCGAGGAGGCGGCGAGGCTGTTGTGACGAATGGCCAATAGCCAATGGCAGATGGCAAACAAACCTCCAGGCAAGGCGAAGGTGATACCGCGGCAGACGTTGCTGCTGGATTACCAGGGGAAGTGGGTGCGCGATCGCGCCCGATTGAAGCTGGCGGAGAAGTCGCGGCAGATCGGGTGGACGTGGGCGACGGCGTATGGGCTGGTGAGTCGAAAGGCGCTGAAGGAGGCGCAACTGGATGCGTGGATATCGTCGCGGGACGATATCCAGGCGCGGTTGTTCCTGGAGGATTGCAAACATTTTGCGGCGATCTTGCAGGCCGGGGCGGAGGACCTGGGGGAGCGGGCGATCGACAGCGACGGGCACTCGGCGTATGTGCTGCAGTTCGCGAACCGGCTGCGAGCGCATAGCATGAGCAGCAACCCGGACGCGCAGGCGGGCAAGCGCGGGGACCGGGTGCTGGACGAGTTTGCGCTGCACCCGGACCCGCGGAAGTTGTACGCGATTGCGTATCCGGGCATCACGTGGGGCGGGAGCATGGAGATATTCTCGACGCACCGCGGGAGCGCGAATTTTTTCAACGAGCTGGTGGAGGAGATCAAGCACAAGGGGAATCCGAAGGGGTTCAGCCTCCACCGGGTGACGCTGCAGGACGCGCTCGAGCAGGGGTTTCTGAGCAAGCTGCAAGCGAAGCTGCCGGCGGATGACGCCCGGCAGGAGATGGACGAGGGGGCGTATTTCGATTTCATCCGTCGGGGATGTCCGGACGAGGAGACGTTCCTGCAGGAGTACATGTGCGTGCCGAGCGACGATAACTCGGCATTCCTGAGCTACGACTTGATTGCGAGCTGCGAGTATAAGGCGGGGGAGGCGTGGGAGACGGATTTGGCGGCGGCGAAGGGGCCGTTGTTTGTGGGGGTGGACGTGGGCCGGGACCACGATTTGACGGTGATCTGGGTGAACGAGAAAATCGGGGATGTGGATTACACGCGGCGGGTGATTTGTTTGCAGAACGAGACGTTCGACGCGCAGGAACACGCGCTATACGAGGTGCTCGAGCTGCCGGGGGTGCGGAGGTGCTGCATTGATTGCACGGGGATTGGGCGTCAGTTCACGGAGCGGGCGCAGCGGCGGTTTGGGGAATACCGAGTGGAGGCGATCAATTTTACGGCGCCGGTGAAGGAGGAGCTGGCGTATCCGGTGCGGTCGGGGTTCGAGGATCGGACGGTGCGGATCCCGAATGACCCGCTGGTGCGGGCGGATTTACGGGCGATCAAGAAGGAGACGACGGCGGCCGGGAACATCCGGTTTACGGCGGACCGTGGGAAGAACGGGCACGCGGACCGGTTCTGGGCGCTGGCGCTGGCGAAGCACGCGGGGAAGAGGGGACACGGGAGGGCGCACGCGATCGCGGCCGCCGTCGGCAATTACCACGGGGGCACAGCCTGATATGGGAATCACGAGCAGCCAAATCAAGGCCATCCGCACCATGCAACGGAAGCGGGTCACCAAAAGGTTCAACCGCGCAGGACGCAGAACTCAGAACGGGCCGTACGCCTCGGCTCCAGACAGCCGACCCATCCCATTGCACGCGGCCAGCCCTGAGCTGAGGCGAGGCATGGCCTTTTCTGAGTGGGAAGCCGTGGAGGGTATTCGCCGGGACTTCGGTATTACCCAGGTGGAGGCGCAACTCGCCTACCTCTCCATGAAATCCGGCCGGCCCGTTAAGGGTTGGGGGGTGGAAGCCGTGAGAATAGTAACAACCGCGCTAGGATGCCCTATAAGCTCGCGGGAGCCCCAAGACGGTGGTTTTCCTTGCCCTACCCCGAAAAACGCAATGGCGGTATCCGCGAAGTGCGGCGGAAGGCATCGCGCGTAATCTCGTTACCAAAAAACCGCCACCAACTCTCCTCAACACCGATGAACACTACGAATCAAGGTAGATCAAGTTATTCGGAGGGTGAACAGCCACCGAGGGCACCGAGAGCACAGAGGAAAGGGTTGCGCGGGGTGCCGGCGGTCGGCCTGGCGCTGGCGCTGGTGATGGGGGTGGTGGCGGCGTTGGGGGTGAGCCCGAAGCCGGTGGCGACGAAGATCACGTTGATGTGGGATTACGAGACGAACCAGGTGAGCCCGGAGCTGGTGTTCAAGTTGTATAGCTCGACGAACATGACGGTGCCGCTGACGAATTGGACGGTGCTGGCGGTGGTCCCCGGGACGAACCGGAGCGTGACGCTGCCGGTGGAGCCGGGGGTGAGGTTCTACGCGCTGACGGCGTCGAACTGGTGGGGGGAGTCGGATTTTTCAAACGCGGTGGGGACGCCGGCGGCCCCCGTCGCGTCGGCGCTGGGGATAAGGCCGGGGGAGTGAGGAAGGAAATTTGAAATTTCAGATTTGAGATTTGAGATCGAAGACGAAAGGCACACATGAGATTATTTCAAGCGATCGCTGAGGCGCTGGCACTGCCGACGATGAGGAAGGCGAAGGTGGCGCTGCAGTATGAGACGGCGAATTTGTCGAGCAACGCGACGGTGTCGAGCATCCAGAGCGCGCTCCGGTCGGCGGAGGGAGGGGAGACGCGGGAGTTGTTCGGCCTGTATCGCGATTTGACGGCCGGGGGTTCGCATATCCAGGCGGAGCTGAATAAGCGGAAGCTGGCGGTGCTGGCGCAGCCGATGAGTGTGCTGCCGGCGGACAAGGGGAAGCGCGAGGATATGGAGGCGGCCGCGGCGGTGACGCAAATGATCGCCGGGTGCGAGAATTGGATGGATGGGCTGACGCATCTGCTGGATAGCTGCCTGTGGCCGGTGGCGGTGGTGGAGAAGATATTCGCGCCAAGCGCCGAGGGGCAAGTGGCAAGCGGCGCGCCGCGGCTGCGATACGGGCTCAGGCGGTTGGAGGTGGTGAATCCGGCGGTGCTGTGCTTTAGAAGACCGTACGGGGCGCAGTGGGAACCACGGAACACACGGAATACACAGAATGAGGAACCGGCTAAAGCCGGGGCTCCGGGCGAGGAGTGGGAGAGTGATTTGAGGTTCTATTCCACGGACGCGGAGGGGCGGATCAACTGGAGTTACGACGCGACGTATGGGGCGGAGCGGTCACGGCATATCATTCACCGCGGGCATTTGCTGGTGGGGCTGAGGGATTGCTGGGGCGGGCCGATGCGGGCGGTGGTGTTCTGGTGGCTGCTGGGGACGCTGGGCCGGGATTGGTTCGCGCGGGGCATGGAACGGTGGGGCATGCCGGTGCCGGTGGGGCATACGGACGCGAAGGACCCACAGGCGGTGGAGTTGTTGCAGTCGGCGTTCAGTCTCTCGACGAAGATCGGGGGGCTGGTGGTGGACCACGACACGCAGATCGAGCTGAAGGAGATCGCTGCGGCCGGGCTGGCGGATGCGCACGAGCGGTTCCTGAATGTGTGCAACCGGGAGATCAGCAAGTTGATTGTGGGTCAGGAGTTGTCGAGCACGGCGCAGCCGACGGGGCTGGGGAGCGGGGTGGCGAATTTGCAATCGGATGTGCGGGAGGATATCCGGATGTTCGACCAGATCAAGCTGGGGGAGACGCTGCGACAACAGTTGTTCGAGCCGTTTCTGAGGATCAACGGGTTGCGGGGAGCGGCGCCGAAGCCGGTGTGGGGCGGGCTGTCCGATGAGGATGCGAAGACGCTGGCGGAGCTGCTGGACATATTGGCGCGGGCGGGATGGGAACCGACGGATGAGGCGGTGCCGACGATCTCGGAGAGGCTGGGGTTTCCGGTGCAGAGGAAGGCGCCGGCGGGCCTTGGACAGGATGGACAGGATAGGGGAGGGGAGGGGTTCACGCAAAGACGCAAAGACGCGAAGGGGGAGATAGAGGGGCTGAGCGCGGGGAGGGGGCCGAGGGGGTTGCTGACTCTCAACTCTCAACTCTCAACTCTCAACTCGGGTGACCCGACAGATGCGATCGTGGCGCGGAGGGCGCGGGCGCTGGGGGAGGCGTATCGGGGCGCGATGGCGCCGTTCCGGCAGATTATTTTGAGCAGCTCGAGCAGGGAGGAATGCCTCGCCCGACTCTCGGTGGCGTATGCGGATTGGAGTCCGGAGCGGCTGACGGCGGAGCTGGAGGAGGCGCTGCAGATGGCGGCGGCGGCGGGCGCGGCGGCCGCAGTGGCCAATGCGGAGCGGCGAATTTGAGACAGGATGAACAGGATGGACAGGATTGGGAGAACGGCTGAAAACCGCAAATGAACAGAAGGCAACGAAGGGAACAAAGAACTGATCTTTGTTTGCTTCTGTAAAGGCATGGAAACGGATTTTGCACCGAGGCCGCATGAGGAGGCGATCGCGCTGATTCGAGGGAAGCGGCCGGTGGCGGCGGAGGTGTTTTACGGGTTGCTGCCGGAGCTGCGGGGCCGCGCGTTCACGGTGAGCGGCATCGAGGGCGCGCGGGCGCTGCAGCGGGTTCGCGACGCCATCGCGGGGCTGCCGCAGGGGGGCGAGGAAGGAACCTGGGATAAGGTGAAACAGTCGGTCGTGGACGAACTGGACGCGGCGGGGTTCGGAGCGGGGGCGGAGCGGCGGGCGACGCTGCTGATTCGGACGCACGCGTTTCAGGCGTTCCAGGCGAGCAACTGGGAGACGGCGCAGTTGGACGAGGACACGACGCATATTCAGTATTTGGCGACGGAGGATGATAAGGTGCGGGATTCGCACCTGGCGCTGAACGGGCTGGTGCTGCCGAAGGAGGATCCGTTTTGGGACACGCATACGCCGCCGTGGGAGTGGGGCTGCCGGTGCCGGATCCGGGCGATGAACCCGGACCTGGTGGAAGACGAAAGGCAAAGGGATGAAGGCAGAAGTCCGGAGGATAGATTGGTGATGGAGGGGCCGGCGCTGGAGGGGCTGAGGCAGGGGACGCTGAACCGGGATGGGAGGCGGTATGATGTGCGGCCGCCGCGGGACAAGGGGACGGATGGGACGCCGTATGAGTGGCATCCGGATGATTTGCGGATCCCGCTGGGGGAGCTGGAGCGGCGGTATGACCCGGAGGTGTGGGAGGGGTTTACCCGGTTTGCCAAGAACACCCAACTCGACCGCAATACGACGTTGCTGGACTGGTTGCGCCAGTCGCGGGCGCCGCGCCCGAGCGGCGCCGCTCGTGAGCGCATTTCCCGCGTCACGGCCGCGCGGATCGCCGAGCGCCAGGCGCAAGCCGGGGACCAGGGCCTCGCTTCGGCTCCGGGGCAGCCGCGTCCCATCCAGGCGGCGGTGGTCGGGCAGGACCGGCAGCTCGAGGGCCTCAACGCGCGCGCCCGCGCCAGCGTACATGCCGGCGAGGCGCAACTGCTCAAGCTCCCCCACGAACGCTGCCTGGTCTTCGACAATAACGGCAACGTCCTCCTCGCTGTTGACGGCGACGCCAGCCGCATCCGGATTCCGCCAGAGCAGCGCCGTTTTCTACGCGGCCGCGTGGTTACTCATAACCATCCCGATGGCGGTCCGTTCTCCCTCAAAGACGTGATCACCGCATGCACTTACGAGCTCGCTGAACTCAGGATCGTAACCGCCCAAAATTCTTTCTCCCTCCGGCCCGGCTCGCGGCGGCTGGACAAGCGCAATCTGGAGAACATTCTGCGGGCTGTCCAAAGACTCGCTCCGAAGGGGCTGGTGCAATCTAATGCGCATGCCGTCTGGAAAACGGTTGCCACCGAAAACGGACTGAACTACGTTGTCTCGTAATGCTCACGCAGGAACAACTGCTCAACCTTCGGCCGCCTCCGGGATTATCTGACGAGGAGCTGCAAGCTTGGTGGGAACAACAAATCTGCGAGCCCGACGGCACCTTGATCATGAACGATGAGTGGGCCGAGCATGGCACGAATCCGAATCCGGAGCCGGAGAATTAAACAGAAGGCAACGAAGGTAACTAAGGGGGGCAGCCGCAAGGCTGCCTTTGCTATTTTATGGCCCTGACACTGAAGATCACGCGGAATGACATCTCCCCTGCCCTCTCGCGGCTGGCGCGGGGAGCGGCGCGGCCGGCGGCGGTGCTGCGGGCGATGGGGACAACGTTCAAGTCGATCACGGAGGGGAACTTTAATTCGGTGGGGGCGCAGTATCGGCCGGCGCCGTGGCGGGCGAAGCGGGACGGGACGCCGAGCAATTTGCAGAAGTCAACGACGCTGGCGAAGAGCTTTCGGCTGGAGGTGACGAACACGTACGCGCGGGTGAGCAACCCGATGGTGTATGCACCGATTCACCAGTTTGGGGGGAAGATTAAGCCGAAGAAATCGAGGGTTTTGACGTGGGTGGGGGCGGATGGGAAGCGGGTGTTCGCGCGGAGCGTGACGATGCCGGCGCGGCCGTTTTTCCCGGTGCTGGACGGGAAGCTGACGGCGGCGGCGGAGCGGCTGATTGGGAACGCCGCGCGAAGGGTGATGGAGAGGCAGGCGGGGACAAGGACAGGATAAGGCAGGGGGCAGGAGACAGGAGACAGGGGACCGGGGGAGGATAATCACGCCAAGACGCCAAGAGGGCAAGAGGCGAGGAGGAAAAGGGGTGTTATGACATCACTAAATCATCAAAAAAGGCTGATTTCGTCCATCGTGCCACTGTGGCACGGGTGGAGCTAATCTATCTTTTGGCAATCATTAGGGGCACCCTTCTCGCGGTGAGAAGGGTGGATCTAATGCACCACGAGAACAGTATTAGGTGTGGTCGGTGAGCAGGCTGTGAATAACTTTTTCCAAGTATTTTGAGGGTTGGACTGCGGTTGTCCAACCCCACCAGGGAGAATCGGGGGCATGCAAAACTCAGATTGCGCACGGGCTAAACGGGCCAGAGTCACTTTGGAGCCCTCCCTCCAGCAGCACGCCGCTTTGTGGTCGATTTCGAAGCGGCTGGAGATGGCCCGGGTTTTTGAACGCTGGGCCCACCAGCTTCGGATTTCGGTGGGCGTTCTTCGTGCTGACCGTCAACCACAGCCTCGGCCGTCAGTATTAAGGCACTTGCCTCGTCGGAAGGCGGCGCTGAACTAGGCGGGGCGGCATCGTTGAGGGTGGATTGCGGGGAAGGCTGGCGGGGGTACTTGGGCAACGCCGGCGCCCGGCGGCTCGTGGCGCCGAAGGCGCGGCTGACGGCACCATGAAGAGCGAGTTCGCGGGCGTCAGCCTCGGAATAGCCGAGTTCCTTGGCGAGGCAGTACCGGTAAAAGCCGGACTTGAACATACCGAGCTGCCTGGCGCGGGCCTTGGCCTGGGCGAGCAATGAGCGGGGGGCGCTGAACGCCTCGATTGCCTGGTCGCTGGCCCTGGAATGGCTCATTCGTCCCGAGTTTATACGGCATAAAAAAAAGATCAAGAAAGGTGTTGACAGTTTATGGAAAACTGTAATTTAATGCTGTCAATGTTGCGCGTAACTAGGAAAAAAAGCGAGCCAAAACGGAGGACGAAGTACCCGGGCATTTGCCGTGCGGCATTTACGCTAGGGGTGAGCCGGGAGCACTTGTGGCGGGTGCTGGAGGGGGATCGGGAGAGCCGGAGTTTGATGCGGCGCTACCGGGAGTTTCAACGGACCGTGCAGGAGTAGGGTGAACCACCAAACCACCACCTAACCACCAAAATGACCACCCAACATGGAACCGAAGGAAGGCGAGCCATTAACCACAACTGAGTCAGGGGCGCCGGTAGTGCCGGCGGTGCCGGTGAGCAACGGGGATCCGAACCTCGCGAAGAAATGCGAGCGGCAGCAATTGGCGCAAGCGGAGCGGTATCTGCGCAAGGAACTGAGACGGCATGCGCTGCATGAACGGGAGCGGTTGCTGGCTGAGGTGATCCTCGAATATTCGTTTGCGCTGGGGAAACCGTCCGTGCGGATTCCGCGCATGGCGCTGTTCACGGACATGACCGGGATTGCGAAGAGCCACGTGCTGGTGGCGCTGCGCGGGTTGGCGGAGATGAACGTGATTAGCGTGGACCGGGAGGGGCCGACCTACGCGGTGAACCCGAACAGCGGCCAATGGAAGGTGCGGTTCAAGGCGGCGCGGGAGAGCATCCGGCGGGCGGGGGAGATCATCAAGGCGTGCAACGGGCTGGATGGGGCGGACCCGGCGGTGGTGGCGAGCGCGAGCGCGAGCGCGGGTGAGGAGGGCGCCGAGCTAAATTTTAAGAGCGAACCGGACGCCCAATTTTTGCTGTTTGGCGGTACCGCCGCGGTACCGGTGACTCGCGAGGACACACCGTTTCCGGAGCTGGAATGACCACGTGACCACGAAACAGAACACACGAAAACGGAGCAAGGAACCATGAAGACGCTGATTGTGAAGATACCGGTATTCCCGACGCGGAAGGAGCTGGAGCATTACTGGGCGCAGATGGCGGTGCGGGAGACGCTGGAGGTGCACATCGCGGTGTTGGAGTTGGCGGGGCTGAGTGTGAAGCTGGCGGTGGAGCAGCCGAGGCCGCAGGACAATTAAGGGCAAAGGATGAAGGCTAAAGGCTAAAGGATGAAAACGAACCAATCCGCCAGCAAGCAGCACCAGGAGAGTCTGCGCACGATACGGGCGTGCCAGGGCATGCTCGCCCAGGTCACCCTGCCTTCCGATTGCTCGCATGATCTTCACCGGGCCGCGTACCATTTGGGGCGGGTCGAGGGGTTTCTCGAGAGCCCCCAGGCTGGACCTCTAGCCGCCCCAATGCTCGATGAACCTCTCGCAGGTCATTGTCCAGCCGCTTCACATACTGCTCCAGCCGTGCAAGTTCATGTCGTAATTCACTGCGCAGGCGCTCAAGCGCCGCCTCCAGATACTCGCCCTCAGTCATAACCACCAACCTAAGTAACCACCATTATGAAAGCGATTGTGAAAGACGTCAGGAGTCAGGAGACAGGAACCAGGAGCCAGGGGGCAGGGAACCGGATAGGGGTGTGCGGGAGCTGCAAGCGGGAGCCGTGCAAGAACCCGGGGCGGCGGGCGCGGAATCCACAGGAAGGATGCACGGAGTGGGCGGGGGAAGAAAACCACGGAATACACCGAACACACGGAAATGGGAATGGGGACTCGCAGGGCCCGTCCCTCCGGGAGGATGGGGAAGCCCGGGTATTGGCGGCGTGCCGGGCGGCGCTGGGGGCGGAGAGGGATTACGCGGTGAAGGCGGTGATCGCGGGGTTGTTGCTGATTGAGTACCGGCAGACGCTATTAGCCAGCATTATCGGCAGCGGGGCGGTAGATAAGGTTTACCCTTCTCACAGTGGCACGGGTAGAACTAATGATGTTATAAGGCACGGTAAACATACCTTACCGAGCGACAAATTCGGGCTTTGGGTGGAATCGCACGGGTTCGCGCTTCGCACGGCCTACCGTTGGATGATGGCGGCGGAGCGGGTGGCGCGGCTGCAATTGGACTTGCCGACGGCGCATCCCTTTCAGCCATTCATTGACGTGGAGGGGGTGCAGGTGCCGCTGAGCCAGGCGCTGACGGCGCCGGAGGAAGAGCTGCCGACGGAGGCGTGGGAGTTTCGGCAGGGGGTGTTTGCGTTCATGGCGGACCGGACGCTGTCGGAAGCGGCGGTGGCGGCGATCGACGGG